ATCTTTTGAAGGAACAGCACCCTAGTATGAGATTCTCGAAAGAGGCTGATACTCGTGTAACCTTCGGTGGTACAAAGAAAAGCTAATTATTTAGTAATTCCTAACCAACGAATTCTATCAACCGTACCGGAGGCCCTTCGGGGCAGGTACAAGAAAAGGAAACTAAACTATGGCAAATGCAAGTACAACTGGATTTGGTTTAAGAGCTGTAATGACTGTTGGAAATACTCCAGCAACTTCAGGACAATCTGAATATCATATCCAAACTGCACCAGGCGTAGCTTCAAACAAAGGTGATCCAATGTCGTTCAACGACGGTGGAGCAACTGCGGGCGAGGCTGGAATGGTTCAGGACGCTTCTTTCACTGTTACAGATGATGGTGGAAATGGTGGAACTGCGTGGACAACTGCTAACTCTGCTTTATTATTAGGTGTTTTCAACGGAGCATTCTTTATAGATGCTACTGGAAAACCAACCTTTGCAAATAATATCGTAGCAGGACAAACAACGTCAGCAGACTATAACACTGGTTCTGATGACATAACTGCTTTTATTATCGATAATCCTAATCAGGAATATGTAGTAAAAGCTGATGCCGCTTTGGCGCAAACTCTTCTTGGAGTTAACCCAATGCAAGGCTTTAATACTAACAACTATACAGCGACAGCTAATTTAAGTGGTCAATCGATCACTACGTTAGATGTTGGATCTGCAGCAACAACAGCAATGTTTACTGCCGTTAGATCAGCAAACGATCCAGAGAACAGAGACAAAACAGTTGCAGGTAGCAATTGGGTAGTCGTTGCAGCTCCGGCGTCTGCTTTGTTTAATTAATAACGGATAAGGAAATACAACTATGGCAATATCAAGAGCACAACTCGTTAAAGAGTTGGAACCTGGTTTGAATGCTTTATTCGGACTAGAGTACAAACAATACTCGCAAGAGTGGACTGAAGTGTTTAACACTGAATCATCTGACAGAGCTTTCGAAGAGGAAGTAATGTTATCTGGTTTCGCAAATGCGGCAGTTAAACCTGAAGGTCAAGGCGTAACATTTGATGATGCGCAAGAAACTTTCACTGCGAGATACACAAATGAAACGATTGCATTAGCATTCGCTATCACAGAAGAAGCTATCGAAGATAATTTGTATGACAGACTTGCGTCTAGATATACAAAAGCGTTAGCAAGATCTATGGCGTCTACTAAGAATATCAAAGGCGCAGCTGTTTTAAATAACGGATTTGATTCAAGCTTTGCTGGTGGAGATGGTAAGGAGCTTTTTGCTACTGACCACCCTACACTATCAGGCACGTTTGCAAACGAGTTAACAACAGCAGCTGAACTTAATGAAACTTCATTGGAACAAGCGCTAATCGACATCGCAGCGTTTACTGATGAAAGAGGCCTTAAAATTGCAGCACAAGGAACTAAAATGATAATTCCTTCGGCGCTTCAATTTACTGCTGAAAGACTGATGAAGTCTGAAGGCAGAACTGGTACTGCAGATAACGATATCAATGCATTAAAAAGTATGGGAATGGTTCCGCAAGGATACGCTGTTAACCACTACTTAACTGCAACTAAAAAATGGTTCGTTAAAACTGATGTACCAAATGGTCTTAAACATTTCGAAAGAACACCTATCGCGACTAAGATGGAAGGTGACTTTGATACAGGCAATGTAAGGTACAAAGCTAGAGAGAGATACGTTTTCGGATTCTCTGATCCTAGAGGTGCCTTTGCATCAAATGCAACGTAATCAATAATTATTTTGTGGCGGGACACCGTTCCGCCACAATTACAAAATAAAGGTATGTGATGATAAATTTCACTGTAAATATCTGGGCTTACGATTATCACGCTAAATTTGATGTTTTAGCGGAAGATAATGCTGAATCTATTGAGAAAGCAGTGCTTGACAAAGTGGGAGAAAAAAGTGTAAAATGGGAATCAACGGGAATGTTTCGGGATACCCGTCGAATAACCTATGAGGAGGTTAATAATGACCGAAGACCTGTACAAACAAAAGCGGTCCTTGGAGTTGAAGTGGCAGTTGGAGTATGAGCAACAAGGTAAATATACTCTCAATATGGTCCAAATTGATGGCGCTATTAGAGATGTCATCACGGAGATAAAACTCGAAGAGACTAAAATAGCAGATAGACAAAATAACATTGAAATGTCTGCACCACAAATTTCAGTAGCTACTTAAAAGCTACATCTTAAAAATCACAACATAAACAAAGCCCTCTTGCGCTCTAATTAAATCTATTATATAAACTAACTACTATACAATAATTAATTAGAATACTGACGCGTATAGTCGACGACCTAGAGACAGTATTCGCATAATCTAGGAGGATTATAAAATGGCAACAACACGATTCAGAGGACCAGTTCTACAAGGCAAATTTAATGAAGCCGGAGTAACTGGATACAATCTAACAGAAAAAAACGCGGCTTACACTTTAGTAGCGGATACTGATACTGGAGTACAATTTACTAGTAGATCAGGAAGTCCTACATTTACTGTTCCTACGCACGTTGCGGGACAGGTGTTTACAATTATAAACACAGGTGCAGACGGCAGTAATGGAATAGTAATTACCGGCGATGCTGGTGAGATCCATTTCAAACAAACAAATGGCGCTACATTAACAAATACTTTAGCTACTCAAAAAGTAGGAGACTTTGTTAGTCTTGCTACTCTACACGGCAGCACAAAATATTCTGTTGTAGCAGTCCAAGGCGTTTGGGCGATAAGTTAATAAATAATTAATAGTGCTCCTTCGGGAGCACTAAATTAAAAGGAGAAAAATTATGGCAGGCGGCGGATCTTTTTCAAGCGATCAACAGGTAGCCCATACAGCAGTAGATGCACAAGTAGTACCTACTACACAAAGAGCTAGAGTAACTTATGTTCAAGCACAAGGTGTAACAAGTGGTAGTGTTATTTTAAAAACTGGTGGTTCAGGTGGAACAACACTGGCTACATTTTTATTTGATGTAGATGGATTATCAGTTTATGTACCGGGTTCAGGAATTTTATTTGAAGAAGGAGTTTATATAGATTTAACAAATACTCCTGGTGTAACTCTTCTATACACATAAGGACATAAATGGCGACGATTACTTACACGGTCACTGTCGCGAGTGGCACTAATGCCTTTAGCGCTAGTAACCCTAAATTTTTAATTAACGGTGACGTGAGTCCTGTCTTGTATTTACAAGAAGGGAATACGTATATTTTTGATCAAGCTGATTCTACTTGTACAGGTTATTTAGTAGCTTTTTCAACTACTACAAACGGAACTTTTACAACAGGCGGATTAAAATATACTACCGGCGTTACAGAAACAGGAACACCTGGAACTGCGGGAGCCAAAACAACGATTGTTGTCGCTCCGGTTAGAACTGTAGGCGCTCCTCTTTTATTTTACTATGATGGTGGTGCCGTAGGAACTTCTGGAATGGGTAATAGTGCACAAACTATTGCACCTACTTCGCAGACTACAGAATTCAATCCACAAATCGATGATATTATTCAAGAAGCATTTGAAAGAACAGGGGTTAGAGGAACTCAAACTGGTTATATGTTAAGATCAGCTAGACGCTCTTTAAATATAATGTTTCAAGAATGGGGCAATAGAGGTGTTCATTTATGGAAAGTAAAATTAGCTAAGATACCTTTAGTATTGGGTCAAGCAGAATATAGTTATGCTTCGGATTCAGAAAATTTTCCAATTGATATGAGTACAATGCTAGAAGCTTTTTACAGAAATAATTCAACTCCAGCAACTCCCTCAGATGTTGCTTTAACTCAAATTAGTAGATCGGCATATAGTGCAACACCAAATAAATTAGCAAAAGGAACTCCCTCACAATATTATGTACAGCGAAAATTAAATCCAAGTATTTTTTTATATACGACACCAAGTGCGAGTGTATCAAGTACAAGTACACCAAGTAGTTATCAATTTTGTTTTTATTATTTAGCAAAAATTGAAGACGTTGGAGCTTATAATTATACCTCTGATGTTGTTAACAGATTCTATCCTTGTATGATG